GTACTTGCCGCCTGATAAACTCATCAGGATCGAAATATTCCGTACGCTGTCCTTCTTCCAGTCGTCCAACGTCTGGCGCGTAACCGATTGCCTCTCCAAACCCGACCCCTACGACGCGGCCCTGTTGGGCGCGCCAACGCTCGGCCCCTTGCGATAATTTCGCAATCACAAGGTCTTCTATTTGGTTCTGTGCTACATCGCGCATAAATCCCGCGACGTCCAACTCCAGTGTACCATCGTTAAACCCCTCGATGGCAGCCTTGGCAGTCACTGGTTTATAACTCCATGTCTTTTCGACTGGATCATAAACTGGCGCAAATCCTTTACGGAACATCCACTTCTTCCCCTTCGCCTCTTCCTCTGGGGTTTTTAAGTTGTCCGTAAAAGCCATCCACACCTCGAACATCTCATGTCCGATTGTGTTGTTTATAATACGCAATGCAATACGATATACCTTACCGGCACGTCCCTTCTTATCTTTCTTTTGCTTTTCCTTGCTCCGATCTGTGCGTACGACGCTTCGAGAAATGGACAAGACTCCGCTTTTATCCATTTCGAGCTTTAATTCTGTCTCGAATTTTGGAACTTGTATCACCAAGTCCTTTGCAGGTGTTATTAACCCCTGCTCGCCATACCCTGCGTCTTCGTAGGTTGGCGTCCCGTTAACTCCTAACATTAACCCACCATTCACCCCTTGTCGGGGCTTTGTCGCTATCAGTACCCCTGTAGCCCTTTCGTCATCTAACGCCTCATCAATAATTCTTGAAATCGGCGCTATAGACGATACGGAACCCACCTTCGTGCTTCGTATGATTGCATCCTCATAATAACTCTGGTTCAACGGAATTGTGGGATCATAAAACAGCGGTGCTTCTACAGTGCCCACACTTGGCATCCGAACTGTTTTAATATTTGACGTTTCTACATTCTCAACGTCATAACCATGCAAAGCCGTGTATTTGGGTATCTCTGATACCTCATCTTTCGCCTTGATGACGCTTACACTCTTTTGCACGGTTCTGTTTAAATAATCCTGTTGCTGATTATATTGCGTTACTCCCCACGTACTATCTGACACTGTCGTTGGTGTTAAAATTGAAGTTATTGCTGTTCCAATTCCACTTCCTTTTATCGCGGAGAGTATCGTTTTGCCGATCTGCAAGCCCAAGCCCCCTTGGTTCGTTGTTGCAGATGGCAATTCAGCCGCGACTGTTCGTGCGGCTGTCTTAGAGGTATTAGTTGTCCATGAACTTCCAACGTTTAGGTCTACATATGGCATCTTATAAATTTCCTTTTCTGATCAGTTGCCATTTGTGGCGGGTGGTAGTCTATGGGTTGTTTTGCGAGGCCTTAAAACAACGAGGGTTTCAACTGCAAACCTTCGTAGTGATCTATTCACAACCATACTTTTTGACCGATTCGATTAATTCACTTACTTGTCTCGGGTCAACGTAATCACCAAGGGATATCGCCCTCATGGTCCACGCTACCATTTCTTTCGAGGGCTTCTTCCCGCTGCTGTTGCAATCTAATCCTATTGACGTCGGTTGTGCTAATCGCGATACGACGTCCGATAGGTTCAATGCTGATTTCTGGCTCAGCATTGAGTAGGCCTGTCTTCTTTCCGGTCCGTACATAGTACTTAAAGTCTTCATCAGCTCGTCCCCCGAGCTTCTCGAACAATGAGTCCGTCTGACCGTAACCCAAGGAACCTCTAAGGTTTCCTGCTTTTGTGACATACTTTGCGATATAAGATCCGATATCGCCGTCTGTAACCAATTTGCTGTGTAGCTTTCCATAATCCCACTGGGACTGCATTTCGTCTCCTGTGAGACCGCTACTACAGTGTAGGACGAGATGCCAATGCAATCTTCCATTTTTCTCTCCTGTTTCTTCTACGCTTAGAAATTTGATTTTGTGTTTTTTTCTAATGCGTTTTAGCCATAGCTGTATATCCGCATAAGTTGGATATTGTGGTTCTGTAAATGTCTCAGAATCCAATTTGGGGCAAACTATCTGTTCATTTCGCTTGCCCTGATTAATGACGGTTCTTGTTTCCGCAAACGTGAACGTCAGAAACCATGTGCGTTCGTGGACGTACCATTCTTTCGCTACGCGCTCAACCCACTCCGCTTTCCGCTGCCTCATGCAGTTACTACATTTCCTGCATCTTACTGAGTTCAGCGGCAGCATGGCCGCATCTCGTCCCGTATTCGGTACGTATATGGGATTTTCACAGCTCCTTTCGACTTTGTCGTTTTGCTGCTCAATCTTATCAATGTATTGCCATCTAATTAATGGGTATTCGCAACCTACCCTTGGAATACCGTATGTCATGGTGTCACCTGTGCATCTATAAACTAGGAAGCGCTTCGCGCCCGAGGGGCAACTCCAATAAATGGAGTTTCCGTTGCCCCTCGGGTAGATGCACTATACGACCTTCAACCGACGCAATGGCGTCGCGAGTTTTGAGCTTACAACACCATCAATGTGAAAGTGTTTGTCTGACGCAGTACTCAAAACTGCGTCCCAAGCAGCTGCTGGATACAATGCTGTTTCATCATCTGTTGGGTCATACGCGTTTACATATCCGCTCTCGGTATTCAACACGTGTGTTCGTCCTTGCCATAGATAATGGTCTATGTTCAGATATGTTGCTGGCGTTCCATCCGCTTCGTTTTCATAACCGCCGCGGCTATCGAAATTATTATTTGCGATTTTCTTATGTTCTGCCAGCATCCCCACGTGCGGGAATTGTTGTGGTGTTGACCACTGATAGCTATCGCCATTAATTCCGCCGTTTAGGTGTACCTTCGGACGAATCGACGCGCATCCAATAATCACACCGTGTTCTTGGAAAAAACGTCGTTTAGTCAGATTATGACTGCACTCGTGTGCGTATGTCTGTACAGACAATCCCGTTGTATCGTTGATCGTTTTTGACGGTTTAATGTATTTGCGGTAGTGTCCGACAAACTCTGGCACTTGCGCTACCGTTTCATTTGCATTCACGCCTTGTGCGCGCAAGAACGATGTATATTTTCCGTCTAACGATTCCACACGTCTCTCGTAAGCTAATCGTGCGCGTCTGCGCTCGAGTTCCCGTATGGACAACGTACCACCTGAAACGTCAATGCTTTCGTCTTCCTCCTCGTAGTCTTCGTCGCCTTGAGTTTCTGCTGTACGATCCACGATAGGCAACACTGCTGGATCATTACTTAACGTGTATTGATCGTGTTCCTCTCGGAAATAATGGTTTACCACCATTTCGTAAGCACCTCCAAGCATGTGCGCCTGCTCGCTTGTCATGTTACCGAACAGTGCTTTACCCTGTGTGGCGTTGCTGTATGGCACTGAGACTGTACTGTCTCCCATTACCCACTCTGGAAATTGATCCCATACCAGACGCCATGGAATATAATAATACCAGATGTCTAGCGTTGCGCCTGACATACGCTGCGCCACTGGTTTCGACATGAAATTCATCATGGTTTTGATATTATGCTGCGATTCTCCCGCATACACATGATGATAGGTGAACGGTATAAGTCGTCCGAACTTTCCCGCGTTACCAATTACAAATCGCGGTTTACGGATTTGTCGTTTTAAGTTAGCCATGTTTTTTTCCTTCCGTTAAAAAAAAATGGGGAGTGCTGCTTAACACTCCCCACAGATTGACTAGGGGAGGCTAGTTCAATCTGCCTGTATCATTCATCCATTGAATGAAATCAGGTCTGTGAATTTCCATTCCCTCAGGAATAGAAATAAGCACGACGGCCTGGGCGTCGCCGCATTCCACTACGGACTCCACGCTTGAAAGCGGCTTCGATAGCTCGTTTTTGCGCGTTTGTGGTTGTTGCTTTACGCTTTGACACGCTGCGATTAGCAGCAGTGCGCTTAGCACGATTAGCAGTGCGACTAGTTTTAGTCGTCCGGCGAGTAGACCTATAAGCCATGTGATCATGTCCTTTTCCCGTAATTTTGACAGGATCCAAAATAGAAGCATTTTATTCTTCCTGTCAACCGACAGCCTACATTTTAAATTTTGCGCTGAATTCTACGTTTGGTACTTGCCGCCTGATAAACTCATCAGGATCGAAATATTCCGTACGCTGTCCTTCTTCCAGTCGTCCAACGTCTGGCGCGTAACCGATTGCCTCTCCAAACCCGACCCCTACGACGCGGCCCTGTTGGGCGCGCCAACGCT